GATCGCGCCATTGAAGTCATCGGCGCCCAGTTTGCGCGTTCCCTGAATAGTCAGGTTAATCACATCTTTAATTGGCTCAGACTTTCCGCCTTCCAAATTGCGGACAACATTGGAAGTCATGAGGTATTGGCAAGATGTAACCGCTATGGAAGGAAGCGCGCCCGCCTCAGCGTTAATTGCTGAGATCGTAGCCTTTGCACCGCGAACGGATAAATTGCCCAGATTAAGATCGCCGACCAATTGCTCATAAATCGCGATCTCAGTACCGAGTTCGTTCTTGATTAGATCAACGCCGAGAGCGACAAGCACCGCGTTCGCGTCATGAATTGCCTCGTTCTTTTCTGCCTTTGCTACCTTTGAAGCCTTAGATGTCTTTGATGTTGCCATGATATTTTCACCTTTCAAGTGAGTAAGTGAAAGAGACCCGATGCCTCAACCACTAAGAGAATTCTCCCAGATCGCCCCCCCTAAGTCAAATCCAAATGCAACGAGTCTCCCCCTAATTTCACGCTCAGCCCGTACGATAATCGTACACTCACACGCTCAGCCGATACCGCTCAGCAGATAGTCAGCCAAGACAAACCGCGAGCCAACACAAACCCAAAAAATCGCGCGCTCGCTCCCTTCGGTCGCTCGCGTGTCTGCCGATGGCTGATATTAAAACGCGGGGGGCTTCGCCCCCTCGACCCCCAAAAACTAGAAGCGAGTCGGCTTGCAGCCGACGCTCATCAAGCGGAAAAAACTTCGAGTCGCTTTGGCGACCCCAGTGCTTTAATAGCCCCTGGCTATATATATACACTATCAGGAAATAATATTTTTCCAGTATTTGCGGGGAAATGTCCGTTTTAGTATATAAAAGTAGTGAAGTACATCACATTCTTAAAGTCATAGCGTTCGCTATCTGTATTTGAACGGGTTATATATAGTATAGGCGAACGGTACACAGAAGTGAGCCTATCGGGTCTTGAGGGGCTGGCTTTATTGCCAGCCACGAAAGCGAGGGGGTAGCGAGCGCGCTTTTCAGCGCGAGCGATAAGGGGGGAAATAACCCCAACTTGATTGATTTTAACGGGGGTGTTTTATATGGTGGCTAAGGTGGGTGATGAACACCATAAGGTAGCAGCCCTACGTGAGGCAAAGCACAAAGTTTTAGAGTTTATTAAGCAGGGGCTAGACCTGCCTGACGCTATCGCTCGGGCAGATCGTAAGCCTGATGTGATGAAAGACTGGCGCAAGGACGATCAGTTCATGAAGGCGCTAGAGAAGGCTCGGCTCGAGGGTGAGAAAACCCTGAGTATAGTCTCGGGTGATGCCAAGTACAAAATTGGCTTTGAGGAGTTCTCGCAAGAGTTCTTAGACTCCCCAATCTTTCCACATCACAGGTCGTGGATCGACCTGCTAGAGGGACGGGAACCTTCTTACCTGCACGAGGCCATGGTCTATGACCCAGCCTCTAAGAAGCGCTTGCTCATAAATGTACCTCCAGAGCATGCCAAGTCAACGGTCATCTCCGTTAACTACTGTGTCTATCGTATTGCGATGGATCCGAACATTAAGATCACCATCGTATCCAAAACTCAGGAACGCGCCAAGGAGTATTTATACTCTATCAAGCAGCGACTGAGCCACGAACGCTGGGCTAAGTTACAGGCTGTCTATGGCAGCGCTGGGGGATGGAAAGAAGATGCAGACACTTGGAAAGCAGACCGCATCTACCTCTCCCGAGACTCCACGGAAAAAGACCCTACTGTACAGGCTCTCGGTATTGGCGGTCAAATCACTGGTGCTCGTTCTAACCTTATCATTCTTGACGACGTTGTTACTACGTCTAACGCTCATGAATGGGAAAAGCAACTTCTGTGGTTGCAGCGAGACGTTGTAACCCGTCTCGGAGACAATGGTAAGTTACTTGTCGTAGGCACACGTATTGCCTCCAATGACCTCTACCGAGAGATCCGTTCGGCTGAGCACTGGACAGGTGGCAAATCACCTTTCACGTACCTGTCAATGCCAGCCGTTCTAGAATTTGATGAAGATCCTGAGAAATGGGTCACGCTATGGCCTAAGTCACATCTACCCTGGGAGGGTTCAGATGAAGATATCCTTCCCGATGAGGACGGTCTGTATCCTAAATGGAATGGGCCAGCACTCTTTCGTAGACGAAGCGAAGTTAGCCCTAGCGCGTGGGCATTGGTTTATCAGCAACAGGACGTACAAGAGGACTCTATATTTTCCCCTCTCGCTGTCCAAGGTTCTACTAACCGAATGCGAAAGAGAGGGCCACTGCGAGTAGGCACTCCAGGGCATCCTACAGAAAAAGGCAACTGGTACACCATTATGGGTCTTGACCCAGCGATGAGTGGACGTACTGCCGCAGTAGTCATGACGGTTGACCGAGTAAGTCGCATGCGATATGTACTCGATGTCGAGAATATGTCTGATCCTACTCCACAGAAGATTCAGAACTTGATTGAAAGATGGGTTGATAAGTACAGCCCCCACGAATTGCGTATTGAAACTAACGCACATCAAAAGGCTTACGCCTTAGATACAGACTTACAGCAGTACCTAGCCTCCGTAGGAGTTAAGTTTTCTGGGCAATTTACTGGCAAGAATAAATGGGACACTGGTTTTGGTGTTGCGGCTATGGCTGGACTTTTCGGAACAGTACGTGGCAAAGAACATCAAGACGATAACCTGATTGAACTTCCTTCACAGGACGGTTCAGAAGGTGTTAAGTCACTAATACAACAATTAATCACATGGGAACCTAATACCAAGGGTAAGACCGACTGTGTGATGGCACTCTGGTTCTGTGAACTACGTGCTAGGGAAGTCATCGGTGTTACCCGTAATGGTCAGGCTCACATTAGCAATAAATGGGCTACCAGAAGTCAACTTCAAAATCGCTTCACACTTAATGTAAACGACTACGAATATGGAAACGAATAGGAAAAAAATGCCAGGAAAATTAAAACCACAAGGTTACATGCCCTATGAAAGTAATGCGCCTTATGAAACAAAAGCAAAGCCAAAAGCAAAGCCAAAAGTAAAGCCTAAGGCAACAGGAACAAGAACTGTTGCTAAAGGCCCAACTATTGCTGGCCCACGTCCAAAAATAAATATCTTGAAAGGCAAAGCAGATAGAGCAAGTGCTGCTAAACGAGCCGCAAGCGGAAACCTAATGCTAACACAAGAAGCAAGAAAATTAGGAAACCTTCAAGGCCCTGGCAATGCTGCTAGAAAAGTAAAAGTAGCAAATCGACAAGATTTAGATAGAGGCAGAACAGCAGCCCGTGGCAAGATTCAGTTAATGAACGCTGCAAAGCCAAAGGCAACTAAGAAACTACCAATCAGCGTATCAAAAAAGATCAATAAATAATTTTTTTCAAACTTCGTTAGGACAATAATGGTTGCAGATATTGATACTATTGCTAAGCGCGTTGATAACCTCAAACAGCGCCATGCAGAACGCGATATTCGCATGGAACAAATCCAGGCTGTCCGCAAGGGTAACATGGTGGATGTATTTCCAGAAATGTTCCCTGAGGGTATGCCTCACTCTATGGTTGCCAACTTCATCGATGTTGCTGCGCGCGACCTAGCAGAAGTCCTAGCACCACTGCCATCATTTAACTGCTCAACAGTAGCCGTTGCTAATGCTAAGGCTCGTGCCTTTGCTGATAAGCGCGGCATGATTGCTAACAACTACGTATTCAATTCACGCCTACAGTCACAAATGTACTGGGGCGCTGACTGGTATTTCTCCTACGGTTTCCTTCCTATTCACGTAGAGCCAGACTTTGAAGATAACCTTCCTCGTATTCGAGTTGAAGATCCTATGGGTTCATACCCTGAGTATGATCGCTTTGGACGATGCGTAGCATACGCCAAGCGTTACATGAAAACTGTACATGAACTTGCTAACGAGTTCCCAGAACACGCTCCTGCACTTCTTGGTCGTCTAGGTTATGACCGAGATAACAACATGGATGTCGAACTTATTAAGTACATGGACAAAGATCAGACTGTCCTATATGTACCTTCACGCAGTAACTTAGTTTTGAGCCGTATCAAGAATCCATTGGGTAAGATGACTGTGCGTATTGCACGTCGCCCTGGAATTGATGATGAGTCTCGCGGACAATTTGACGATGTTATCTATGTACAGATGGCTCGTGCTCGTTTTGCAAATCTTGCTATGGAAGCGGCTGAAAAGTCAATCCAAGCACCATTCGTCGTACCTAGCGATGTAATTGATTTGCCTATGGGGCCTGATGCGATTATTCGCACATCCCAACCACAAGGTGTCGGGCGTGTCAAACTTGACATTCCCGCTGCTACTTTTCAGGAGCAATCAGCACTCCAATCTGAATTACGACTTGGTGCTCGATATCCTGAGGGTAGAACTGGAAACATTGACGCAAGTATTATTACTGGTCAAGGTGTCCAGGCACTACTTGGTGCTTTCGACTCTCAGATCAAGGCTGGTCAAACCATTCTTGCTGAGGTGTTCGAGGACATTCTCAAGTTGTGCTTCGAAGTAGATGAGATGCTATTCGATGAAGATAAGAGTGTTAGAGGAACAGCGCAAGGTACGCCGTACGAGTTAAAGTACAAGCCAAGCAAAGACATCAATGGAGACTCTTCAATAGAGGTTCGATATGGTTTGATGGCTGGATTAGATCCTTCCCGCGCCCTAATATTCTCACTTCAAGCACTAGGTGCTGAATTAGTATCAAAGGATTTCATCCGTCGTGAACTTCCATGGAGCGTTAACGTAACACTGGAAGAACAACGAATTGAAATCGAAAAGATGCGCGATAATCTTACCGCTTCTATCACAGCAACCGCACAAGCAATTCCTGCGATGGTCGCACAGGGACAAGATCCATCTGCGCTAATCCGTAATATTGCCGACGTTATTGAACGTCGTCGCAAGGGGGAAAACATAGAGGATGCTGCCTTGGCAGTGTTCACGCCTCCAAAGCCTGAACAACCAGCGCAGCCAGAGATGGCTCCACCAGGCACACAAGGCCCAGTAGAGCAGGCGCCCCCGTCCCCAGCCACTCCTGGACAACCTTCTGGTGGGGCCTCTCCACAACAAGCACCACCACAAGATTTAGCAAGCATTCTAGCAACGATGGGATAATATGATGGCATCTCGTAAGAAAGTTATTGACCTAGATACCTATTCTGCTCTGGACGCTTATTGTATTTCTCTTAATGAATATTATAAATCACTTCGCCGCGCAGGCTTCTCAGTTGATGCAGCGTTTTGGTTGATTACAGATCCCGAGTCTTTCCCTTCGTGGATACTTCCAGTTAAACCTTTAGAAAAAATTGGCGATGTGCCATATGACGATGATGATGAGGACTAACACATGGCAATTCAGCAAAAAGTATCAGGTGTTGGTAAGAACTCATCACGCACAGATCGTAACCTTGTAGAACGCACACAGCGCGTACAGCGCGATGCTAAGATTCAAAACGCATCTGGTGGCTCATACAATGCTCGCAGAACTAATGAAGAACTAGCACAGGGTTCTGCTACAGCACCTACAGCAAGCAGCGTAACTGGACAACAAGAATATGTTAATCCAATTAAGGCTATTCCTGCAACTGCATACTCAGGTACACAAGTACCATTGTCTCAGTCTGCCCCTGGTGGCCCTGGAGATAACACAGGTATGGCCGAACCAGTAGATGCTGTTGATCCTGGTTCAGTTATGGCTCGTGCTTTGCTTGCAGCAAATCCAAACTCTAGTCAACTAATTGCAATCGTAGAAGCCTATAACGAATTGGGCATTTAATGGCAGAGAAATTAGACGTATACAAGCAACTTTACTCTAAGTCATCTCTACAAGAGACAAGAAACCGCATGGTTTCTATGGAATTGGGTTCTTTAACACCTGATAAGTTTGATAACTTTACTAAGATTGCTAACAAGTACCCAAATATCAGCAAAGATTTGATTACCTCTATGGTAAAACAGGGTCTAACTGCTGATACTCCTGGTATTGGAACCATTGTTTCCGTAGACGGTATTACAAAACTTAAAAACGACATGATGAATGTCGATAAGATCAAGAAAACTGTAGCATCTGACCGTGGAATTGTTGGTCAAATTGGAAATGTACTAACTAATGCTATCTACGATCCTTTTAAGGCTACTACTCGTGTAGGTTTTGCTGGACTTCGTTCTATTTATGACCTAGCAACTGTTAATGCACGTGATATTTCAGCAGGTCGTCCTCCAATGGCTGATCCAATGAATACTTTCAAAAGCACACTAATTGGTTCTCTTATAACTGATATTGTTGACGGTGGCGGTGTAGATACAGGTTCTGGATTCTTTATTGATCCTAAATCTAAGGTCGGTAAAGATCAAGCCAAGGCTATGCAAGCCTATGGCAAGATCGGTGGAGACTCATTTACTATTGGTCGTTGGGCTGCTAAGAGCATGGCTCAAGATCCTGATACAACTGCATACAAGATCATGTCTGGCACGATTGATGCTGTACTTAACATTGGTTTAGATCCTACTGTATGGCTAGGGCCTGGCTCAGTAGGTAAGATTATTCAAGGCGGTAAGAAAGCCTCAGAGTTAAAACTTGCTGCTGAACCATTTACAGAGGCTGCACAGAAGGCTGCACTTGCTGAGAAGCAAGCAGCGCTACGCGCAGAGCGTAAAGAACTTTACAAGACTGGTAAGAAAGAAGCCGCTAAGCAATACAAGCGCATTGATACCAGCCTTCATAAAACAGCCATGGAAATTGCTGAGTTAGAAAAGAAGTCTAATAAGACTCTTGTAAGCACAGTAAAAGAACTGCTCAATACAGAGAAAACTATCATGTTTCCAGGTGGCGATGCGGTTGCTGATGATATTGCAAGTCAAACTTTGTCTGTTCCTGCAGTGGCTAACTGGTTTAGCACTCATGAGAAGGTACGCAGCGGTGAACTAACTCGCGCTATCGATATACTTGCTGCAGAGTCTAAGAACACTGGTGGCTTCTTTAGAGGCAACATATTCCTAGATGAAGTACCAGAA